GTGAGCCGCGATAGATCGACAACTCATCCACTTGGCTATCATCATCAAAGAGGCCAGCATCTTGCAAGCTATCTAACACGCTCTTGATGCGGTTATCGATATCGAATACTCGCTTATCTCTTGGCCATACAATCATGCTGACAGACAGTCTCTTACTGCCGAACTTCGGAAAGTCGTTACATGAAACGTACTCGGCCACAGCTTGCTTGTATTCGCGCCCAGCCTTACTCATGTAGGTAGCATGAGCGCCCCTACGATAGTAAGTATTGACCGATGGTGGGAACGGCAACTCTAAGACAATCACGCAAGCATCTTGTTAAGACGTTGCGATAGATCCCCTTGCTTGCTTAAAGCAGAGCGCAGCTCGTCATTGATGATGACAGCTATAGGCTTATTGCGCTGTTGGGCAGTCTGTTCTAACAAGGTTCTAACGTCTGGGCGCAGTCGCACCAAGAATGGCTTTAATTCGGTCATTGTTTGCCTTATTTAGTTGAGATATCTGATTGTAGACTAAATATAGCGTAATAAGATTAGGGTAAACACCTACGAAATAATGCAAAAAAACTACATTTAGTTCTTGACGTGTGTTTTGGGTGTGGTAAATTAATACCTAAGCGATATCGCTTTTAACCACCCAGAAAGAGGAGTTAACAAAATGAACAAAACAACTTACAGCCACTCTTGGAGTAATGTAAAAAAAGCTAAGTTTCATTACTTCAGCGAGTCAGGTCTAGTGGCCGCCAAAGATGCACTTGATAAAGAAATCAACGCATTAGTTGATGCTGGTAAATGCAAGTCGGGCGCAATTATGGCTTACGGCTCACTCAATTATTTTCATGTCGACAATCTTCGTGATTTGATGAAAGCAAAAAGAGTTAGCCCAAACGAATTAAAGGCTGTTTTAAGTGGCCTTGAGCATAGCATCGAGATGGCTAAAAAGTTTATTAGTGAGGTGAAATAATGTACGTCACCTACTATCGTGTATCAACACAGCGCCAAGGCCAATCAGGTCTTGGCTTAGAGGCACAGCGTTCTGCCGTACAGGCTTATCTTGCTGGCAAAGAAATCATTGCAGAGTTTACTGAGGTTGAGTCTGGCCGTAAGACAGACCGCCCACAGCTCGCAGCAGCTCTTGCATTGGCTAAGAAACAGAAAGCCACGCTCGTTATCGCCAAGCTGGATCGTCTTGCTCGTAACGTGCATTTCATCTCTGGCTTACTTGAGTCTAACGTGCAGTTCGTAGCAGCTGATATGCCAGAGGCAGACCGCACATTCCTACAGATGGCTGCTGTGTTTGCTGAGTGGGAGGCAAAGAAGATATCTGAGCGCACCAAATCAGCTCTAGCAGCTGCCAAAGCTCGTGGAACTGTATTGGGTTCACCAACTCCACAGATCGGTTCACAGGCTGGTTTAAAGGCTATCAGCGACAGATGTGATGCGTATGTCAAGAAAGTCTCGCCCACTCTGCAAGATATCGTTAGCCGGGTAGGCACTAATTTGCGTACAGTTGCTGCCGAGTTGCAACTGCGTGGTATCAAGACCGCTAAAGGTTTAGATGTATGGCATCCCGCCCAAGTAGGAAAACTTTTGAGAAAGGTTCAATATGCTTGATTTAATCACCACCATTCTGGCCTTGGTTTATATCGTAGGCAGTCTGCTTGTAATCACTATGCTTGTACTGGGTGCATACATAGTAGTACAGAACACCCAGTTCTATACCCGGTGGCAACGTAAGCGCAGAGAGCGCCTCGCTGAAAAATTTATGGAGAGTCTAAAAAAATGAAAGCATGGAACCAACACAACCAATCTTCCAAAGACTTGTACAAGTCTGAGGACACAGTATTTGATCGGATCATCGCCACAATCTCGGTCATTGCATTTGTATTAATCGTGGCACTTTCATAAGGAGAACTATGTCAACCATATACGACATCAATAAGCATTATGTGCCATCGCAAAAGACAGATGTGATGGCCACATTTATCAAGCATGGATTCCAGCCCCCATCCGAGTGCAGCAAGACTCAAAAGAAATGGGAAATCTACCGCAACCTTTTATCAAGGAATGAAAAACGTGAGCAAAAATGATACGCAACTTCAAACAATACTGGCCCATCTCAAGCAAAAGAAAGCTCGTGGTATTACTTCTTGGGATGCTATTAGCACCTATGGTATTACTCGCCTGGCACACTACATACACTTACTTAGAGCAAGCGGTTATCGAATTGCTGACCAGTACGAGCATGAGCCAGACAACCGAACCCACAAGTGGAAACGCTACTGGCTTACAAGTTCACCAAAAGCTGTAGCAAAAAAATAAGGAGAAATAATAATGGTAGGTAAGGTCACTCCGAATGATATGCTCTCTGCAAGCCGCCTCCCAGCGGTTTGTGGCATGAGCCAGTATCGCTCGCCAAACGATGAGCTGAAATCATCAATTGATGCCATCGATGGTAAGGAATTAGAAAACATAAGTAACGAGTCAATGGATTGGGGCAACAAGCTAGAGCCAACCATATTGACCGAGGCAGCTCACAGGCTGGGTTGCCACCAGCTAGACATTAACCACGAGAAACCATACTTTCACGATAAGTGGCCCATCTCATGCAGTCTCGATGGAACAGCCACAGGATCCATGGAGGAGGTCTTCACCGATCCAGAGCGTGGCATCTATGTGGTGGGTCAGTCTTCTATAAGACTTGATGGTACAGGAGTCTTGGAGGCCAAGCTAACTGCTATGGATGCCGAGGATGTCTTACCTTTGTATCGAGGGCCAATCCAACTGCAAGCACAGATGGCTATCACCAAGGCATCATGGGGCGCGATTGCTGTACTGTATCGCGGCACAGAGTTGCGGGTCTTCTTGTTTGGACCACACCCAGAGACCTTAGAACTCATTGAGAGAACGTGCAAAGAGTTTCAGGACAAACTGGATCGCTATAAGAACACCGGTTACATTGACCACTATCCACCCATCAGCCCAAAGGATGCAGCTAGGACTTGGTCTACTGGCTCGGATAGTGAGCTAGTAAAGCTGGATGATTATGGTGTGGAGCTGACCAAATTAATCCTAGAAAACAAGCAAAAAATATCTAGGCTTGAAGAGGAAACTGCTAAGGCGCAGACTGAGATTATGGGAATGATGAGAGACCACAGCCATGCATTGGCTGGTGACTTTCAGATAACGTGGCCTCAGCGTAGCTACAAAGCAGCTCCAGCCAAGATTGTGCCAGCCAAAGAGGCTTACACAATTCGTCAATCAACATTAAATATTAAGGCACTCAAATGAAAGCAATATCAACCGCATTAGTACAGGCTCAAAAGGAGTTTGGGCCAGCGCTCAAGACATCCACCAACCCACACTTTCGCAGTCGCTATGCTGACCTCTCCGCTTGCGTGGAGGCAGTCATCGATGCGCTAAACAATAATGGCATCGCTCTGATACAAAAGTGCCACGAGTCTGATACAGGAGTCAATGTAGAAACATTGCTACTGCATGAGTCTGGTGAGTCTCTGTCCTGTGGAGTTCTGCACGTTCCAGCCAGCAAGCAAGACCCACAAGGGTACGGATCAGCGCTTACCTATGCTCGCAGATACAGCCTTATGGCTGCCTGTGGGATAGCGCCAGAGGATGACGATGGCAACGCTGCCTCTAGAACCGCTAGAAACCCCCTAGATTCGATTCCTAAAGTACCGCCAGTACCTACAGCTATGCCAGCAAAGAAAGTTGATCTGAACTCGATTAAAGAGGACATACCTGATAGTGGTAAAAATACAACACTTCCGACTCCGGGGTCAGTTAGGCTACAGATCCCAGGCAAGGATGCCGTCAACTGTAAAAACATTGAAGAGTTTATTAGCCAATACAACACAGTTGCGGACAAGGTAGCCAACTCCAAGCTGGCTCTAGCTGATAAACAAAAGAAACTGCTTGAGTTCAACACGCTGAATAAGGACACCATCGAGATGCTCTCGCCCATCCAGATGGTCATAATGACTAGCGCAAAGCAGAATCGTAAGAAAGTATTAGATGGTGTTGCTTAGGTAGAGCGCTCGCTCATCATTGCGCCTTGACACTAAACCTTTGAGAACCTTGCCGCCAGCCTTTGTCCAATCGAGAAAGGCTTCAGCGGCTCCCTCAAAGTCTCCACGATTGTGTTTCATCCTGAGACTAGAGCGCTGGAGATTGCCTAACCCAACATTAAACGCAAAGCTGACGAGTGCGCCAAACCTCCCAGGAGTAAGGCCATCAGGACATAGTCTGCGTACCCCGCTTTCAAATCTCTGTAAATCTTGAGCAAGAATTTCATCTACCTCTCCCATTGATAGAGTGCGGTTCCAGCCATCAGGAATAGGCAAAGCCTTGCGCTCTGCTATTGGAACCTTGATATGGTTTGGATCAATCACATGGCCAACTCCAACTGTCCACAGTAATGCTGGGCATTGGTATGGCTTTTGTTTCACACCTTCGTGGTGCTTAATCATCTCGATGACTTTGTGGTCAATCATTTTTTAAATGCTTGTGTACCGAACCAGAAAGCGACTACAGAACTCCAGATGATTTGTGTCTCGTTATCCCATAGGACATCAAGAGCAATGGTGAAATCAACTCCTGTCTTCCAAGCG